TTGTTAGACGGCACAATGTAAGGATCGCCAGGTGTAATAACGACGCTGTTGGCCAGCAATGTTGGTGGTGGAAAACTAAACACTGACCATACGCCAGCATTTGTTAAAGTTGTGGCTAAGGTTGATCTCAGGGTTGTTATTGCTGCTGGCATTAGCCCACCAGCGATGCTGGACTTGAATACGGCTGGATGAGACCGCGCACTCTGTTAATCAGCTGATAACCCATCCGATAGGGGCTCGCACTGATCCCATCCATACCGACCCCACCTGTTTGGCTGACCTGTCTGGACTGCCAGACGTCAACTGCCACTATCATTGCGGCTTCTCTTATGGCTGGGGTTGTCGCGTAAGATTGGGTCTTATGGTCTGGACCTGTGGCTACTCCATAGGGTAATACTTTATGGAATACTTGATTGGCTGCTGTTTTGTTGTACTGCACAAATGAGTATCCGTTAGGATAATTAACTTGTCCGTAGTTATACATAAATACTGGTATTAAACTTGTTGTGCCGCTTGTTGGCGGTATTGTGCCTGTAATTGTGTGGGTGCCGTTAAAGGTAGCACCGCAGCCAGTAACCACTATTGATTGGGTTGCTGCAAAGGCATTTGGGTTGGCAAGCATAATAGTTGCCACGTTATCTTGTAGTGCTGTGCCTACTACTGGGGCAGTATTAAACCAAAGATACTGATTGATCAGGTCTTCTGAGGTTTGGCATACTTCCTCAACAGTTGCATCGGAGTAGAGGGAGCCAATTCCAAGGTTCGCCCTCAACTCGGCCATAGTCACATACGCGGCTGGCATCTCTACTCCTCTGCTAATAGCTCTCTGGGGATAGGGCTACTAAACCCCAGAGATTATTTATTTAATCGGTTTTATCAGGTCTTCTTGAACTTCAAGATTCCGTTAGGCATCTTGGCAAGTGTTGCCATGTATCCGTAGATCGCAACCTGTACTTGTAGGTTAGACACTACATTTACGCTCATGAAATTCTGTGCTGAGCGATAAACTGTAAAGGCTTCTGGCGCTAGGATAATTGCTGAATCATCATCGAATGTAGTAGCTGTGAAGTTCTTGTCGACGTATAGATCAAGTCCAAGCACATTACCGCGAATAGATCCTGTTGATACCTGGCCAGCCGCATTCATAGGCTGTAAGGCCGTGAATACTGGTCGCTTTGTGGTGTCTTGGGCAGAAATCAATGCGCCCCATTGTGCTGGGTTAGCAATGTAGTTCTGTGCGAAATAACCTGTGTTTGTGTAAATTGTACGTGCGCCTTCTGCGGCGAATGCAACAATTCCATCAAGGTCAGCGGTTGTGTTTGTTCCGTTAGCAGATGCTTGAATTAACGCTGCTAATACAGTTTGATCTAAACGCTTTAAGTATGCATACTCAAGTTGCTTTGTAAGTTCGGCATAAAAGTTTGGATCTGATCTCTCGAGCAGTTCCACACTCAGTGTATTCATGCCAGCATACTTAGATACAGTTGCTGACAAATATTGAGTTTCCATGCCTGTATTTGCTACTGCGCCAGCCTCGGCTTCTACAGTAACTTCTGGTGCTACACCTGAACCGCCACCAACGCTAGTAACAAGTGATGGCACATTTATTGTCATGCCTGTCGTTGGAAGTGTTCCTTGTGAACATGCATCAATTGCTGGAGTTCCAAATCGAGTATTAGTTACGAACTCGCTTAGATATTGAGTCGGGTTAAATGCTGGGTTGGTAGCAAATGAGTCATCGGCAGCTGTTACGTATAGCTTTGAGTCTTCATTACCCAGAGCGGCTTTAATCTTATGCTCTGTGTATGCAGCCATTGATGTAATAGGCGTGCGGATAGTTGTTTGAATAAGTGGTGCTGTAATAATTGGGCGTGCGGCTTCTACTGTAGGAGTAGCAGCCTCTGCCTTTGCTTCTTGTGGCTGTGTTGCGTTGTCTTCCACAGGAGCCTCGCTTTCTGTTGTTTTGGTTTCTGTCTCTGCTTCGTTTTCACTAGCAGCAACTTTAGTTACTTGCGCAGCCGTAAATGCTGGTGATTCGACCAGGCTTACTTCGCGGAGCGTGGCGCTTGTTACGTATAAATACTCTTTTTTCTGCACGGACTTGTTTACGTCTACACCTACAGAAAGGCCGTCAATTAACTGCTCTCCTGCAAGGATTAGTGCGTCTTGGCCTTGCATGCTGGCGCTTATTTTAAAGGAAGCGTAAATGCCGTCTTCGGCTTTGTTAAAGTTTTGCATACGACCTATTGGCCTCTCTGGCATATGCTGCATTAGCATTTTAACTTTGCCAGGATCGCCTATCTCTATTGAGTCTTTAGCGAATACCACTTTGCCAACTGAAGTGTTTCCCACTTCTTCGTACGGTACAATTTTGCCCGCTATAATTCTGCGCTCGCCGTCTGCGCTTTGTATTTGACTAGCGAATGTAAGTTTCATCGTTGCTCTCACTTCCTTCTGGGGTCATATCTTCCATTTCTTTAGCTGTTTCTAGGTCAATTAGTCCCAGGGTTAGCATCTTCTCTATTGCTTCTAGTCTCTTCATTGTGTCTGCACGTAAAAAGGACTCCTCAATTGCGAATTTGACGACGTGGCCTCTTGGTGTTATGTCATCCATGCTCAACCTGTCCTCAATCGCACAAATAAACGGCTGTAGAGAGTAAGCAACGAATTCTTTACGGCCATCAATGATGTTCTGGTACGTCATGCTGTTATTCATGTCGGCGCTGATCATGTAGGCTGGAATATTCATGGCCCTGGCTATTTGTGTGCAAAGGTACTGTTGAGCCTCGTTGTACATCATATCTTTAGGACTAAATCCTGTGGTTTCGTAAGATAGTGTGCTAGTAAGATAAGCAGTACTTCTATTTAGTCTGCTTTGCTTCCATTGCGCTAGTAATCCAGATACTTGTTGTTCTGGAAGGTCCGCACCTGTGTTCTTAATATAGCCCGACGGCATTGGTGTTTGTGCTGATACGGCTGCTGCTTTTTCAATATCTAGTGCGCTTTGTATAGTGCGAGCTGCGGTTTGTAATACGCCTTGTGTCAAACCCTGGAATGTAATCAGCGAGCCAATACCGCTCATAGGTGCCTCAACACCATCTACATAATACTGACTTACCTCGGTGCCAAATTTATTAGTTGTAAATGTAACTCGGTTGTTAGCGATCCATTCAAATCTTGAAGGTCTTAGATCATCGGCATAGAGTTCTGTGCAACGCCAATAGGCGATTCCGTAGAACAGCAAACTATCGACGGTCCATGAGATAGTGACGGATCTTGGTTGCCGATAGTCTGGCTGTTCTAGCCATACGGGAGATGCTAGTTCTTCACCTGTAGATTTTTTATATAACTCTAAAGGCAGGTAGGAGATTACCCCAGCTATTAAGTTTCTGCAACGGTTTACAGCAGGTACTTGCATGGCGTAGTTACGATCTAATCCGCCTGGGAAGTTTCCGACGCCTGTAGTAAATGAACCATAGCCATAGGCTGTGTCCATAATGGCTGGGGCGTATTGCGCTTGAACGGAATCAGTTTTTTTATTTATACCTAAAGCAGACAATAGACCCATATGTACATGTTATACCATAAAACGGACTATTGGTGCAAGTTAGACAATAATTTGGGCGGTTCTTTGTGGTTTAGTCAATTCAGACGCCACCATCGCCAAACTAATGGCAGCGGTAACATCTCCTGCGGATTTACGCCTGATTATGCGCCAGCCAGCGTCATTTGTTTTAGCTGCGCAGTTGTTTAGGTGTTGTACGAGATCTGCCTGGCCAGAATGCACCAGACGTTGATTCGCTAAAGCATCAGATAGGTCACTGCACGCCTGGTAGAAAGCCTGGCCCGATACATCTTGCATACGCCAACCGCTTTGCTCTAATTTAGAGGCTAAAGTTTGTGTAGCGTACTTGTCATAGCAGATAATAGTCGGATGATACTTCCTGGCCCATTCATTTATATCGCTAGCCATCTTAGTTTCATCAACAGCTACTTCGCTCGACCATAACTGCATCAAGCCAACTGCTATCTTTCCGTCTTTTATCTGGCCAGCAACTAAAGCGCCCGATCTTCTAGTAGGAGCAATATCAAACGCCATGATTGTTTGTGGTCCGACAGGTAGTTCTAGATTGCTATCACTACAGGACTCAATAGAACCATAAACCCAGGGGCTGACCGCGCTATCTACCCACTGGCAAAGCATCTCGGTTCGTGTGGCTTCCACGCTATTAGTATTAACCGATTCTTCTAGCGTTTGCTCGGTGATTAGGTGTCCAAGCGCTGGGTTGGCCATAGTCCAGGCTTTACGGTCATGTATTTTACAATGCTGTGGTGCGCTGTACTCGTAATAGCCTAAATTGGCTGGAGGATAGGACATACAGCGTTCTTTTAGATCGTTTAGTACTTCGCTAAACCCATCACCAGCATTACTTGTCATTAGGGTCATGGCATTTGGCCTAGCTCGCGTAACGGGAAGCGCAGCGGTAAACGCCTCTTGCGACCATTCTCTTAACTCGTCAAGATAAAGGAAGTCGGCGGTCTTTCCACGAGGTGCGTCTCTCGTAGCTGCTGCAATTTCATACCTGGCGCCGTTTAATAACGCGATAGACTCCTGGCCGTTTGCTAATCTGATCTGGCGTACTTGTTTAGATAGAAACTCGTTATCTTCTATCGTATAAGCCACTTGCCTAAAGGTATCTAAGGCCATGTTACGGTTGGAGGACATGCCTAGTACGTTCTTGCTGCCCCAAAGGAAGAGATGGCTCAATATAAGCATGCGAGCTAGGTGAGTCTTACCATTCTGTCTGGCAACCAGCACCAGCGCCGACTTCTTTAAGAATGTACCGCTTGCATCTACCGATAAAAGGTCATCGAGTACCCAGCGCTGCCAAGGGATAAGCGGAAGGTTGATTTTCTCGGCTAGATCCGCGACCTCCTGGGCCTTGCTAGCTGTTTTTAATAAAGGCGTGTGGATTCTAGGCTGCGTACTCCCTATTAATTCTAGCCCCCTCTTGATGGGGATAACTTCTGCATCTTTACTCGTCACTTTGTAGCCCTTCTGGTCGGATAAACGGTGAATCTGGCACTGAACTTATAGTACTAGGGAGAGATGGGCCTTG